TGAACTCTATACGGATGAGAAGGATCCGGAACTGGAAGATCGGGTCGAGGCTGTACTGAATGACCATGAACTGTTCTGGAACAAATCGGAGGTATGGATCGAATCAGAAAAACTATACGAAGTGCTGTACCAGATGACGGTATAGCGGAAAGAGAGGTTTATTATGTCGAGTACGAATAACAAGGTGAAGTTCGGCCTTAAGAACTGCCATTACGCGAAGGCTACCCTTGATCCGGATACCAATGCCGTGACATTTGGTATGCCTGTCGCTATTCCCGGAGCGGTGAACTTGTCGCTGGATCCGGAGGGTGATACCGAGCCGTTTTACGCGGACGATATGGTGTACTACACCACAGTCGCGAATAATGGCTATTCGGGGGATTTGGAGATCGCATTGATCCCGGAAAGCTTCCGGAAGGACATCTTAAAAGAAACCGAGGATGCAAACGGTGTTCTGGTTGAGGATTCCACGGTGGAGCCTGAGCATTTTGCTCTGCTTTTCGAGTTCTCCGGGGATAAGAAAAAGATCAGGCATTGCATGTATTACTGTACCGCTGCGAGACCGACCATCGAGGGCAAGACCAATGAGGACAGCAAGGAAGTTCAGACAGAGAAGTTGGAGATCAAGGCAACGCCTCTTCCGAGTGGTGTTGTAAAGGTTAAGACCGGTTCTAACACTTCGGATGCGGTTTATAACGGCTGGTATTCCAATGTCTATCAGTCTGAGACCGCTCAGGTATCGGCGGTCCTTACTGGGATCACGATCGGAAGCCTTCAGCTGACGCCTGCTTTTGATGCCGGCACCACTTCCTATACGGCTGAGACCGTGAATGATGAGGATGCGGTATCTGCTGCGGCGGCAAGCGGAACGGCAGTCACGATTCTGGTAAATGGCGTTTCTCATACCAACGGCAATGACGCGACCTGGGAGAGCGGAACCAATACCGTGACGGTGATCGCAAGCAAGACCGGATGCACCAGTACGGCTTATACCGTAACGGTGACAAAGAACGGACAGGGTTGATTCTTTTAAGGGCAGGGCTTCGGCTCTGCCCTTTACCTTAGATTGGAGGAAAGTTAAATGGCACTTACAAAGACAGTGAATATTGATGGCAAGGATGTGACCTTCAAGGCTTCCGCTGCCATTCCAAGAATATACAGGAACAAGTTCCACAGGGATATCTATAAGGATCTTCATGATCTGCAGAAGAGCATTGATGAGAATGATCCTGAAAACTCCGCATTGGATTCTTTTTCGCTGGAGCTGTTCGAGGATATCAGCTACATCATGGCGAAGCATGCGGATCCGCAGGGAGTTCCAGATACGCCGGATGAATGGCTGGATCAGTTCGGGACATTTTCCATTTATCAGGTGCTGCCGGAGATCATTGAGCTCTGGGGGCTGAATGTGCAGACGCAGGTGGAGAGTAAAAAAAACTTCGAGCGACTGACCGGGAAATGACAACGCCGCTCCTGTTGCTTCGATGTGTACAACTGGGAATCCATATCGGCGAATTGGATCTTCTGACGATCGGAACCATCAACGATATGTACACGGAAATGCAGAACGATGAGAACCAGGGAGCGTACAGCGCCTTGGCATCTCAGGATGATATGGATCGGT